TCTTTCCGTCCGATCTCTTTGCCTTCCAGTCTCGCTTTACCCACGAGCTGATTGACTTCTTCCTGAGTGAAAACTTTATCTTCTGCCATTTGTGTTACCTCCCACTCTTAACCGTTGTAGTCACGTAAATTTGCTTATTAAAAAACGGACACGTCTTGTCCGTTCTCAATAACTTATCCTTTGTTTTTTCTTTTCCTTACTTTCCGAGCACTGCCAGATCGCCAATATTGCCGAATCGAGCAGACCGATTTCCATCTGATCAAACTGCGCTCTGTATCCGAATCCACCGTTCGCACCGATGGACCTCTTTTCACAATTCGTTGCGACCTGAGTCAGTGAAGGCTGGTCCATGTGGCAAATGTCCTGAGAATACATCAGCTTCTCGAACTTTGCGTTTGCGACGATGATTTCCTTTACTGTCGGAAGTATCACGTTGCGAATGCCTTCCGCCTCAAGTTCCGACTTCAGTATGCTCTGGTTCCCGGAGCCATCAATCACAATGCACTCAGGCTGCATCTGCTTGAGAAGTGCGATCATCCATGCGGACCCAGCTCGTATTGGCTGACAGTCGATTGCCTCGAAAAAGATTTTGCCCTCGTCCGTCTTGACTGCGACCGACATGGACACATTCTCTTTCGTGTACTTGATCCCGATATAGAGACGATTCGATATCTTTGGCTTACTGGAGCACTTGAGTTCAGTCCACTCCGTCAGGGATATCTCTGATTTGAGATTACTTTCAGCCCAGTACCCGAGACGCTGGATGTTGAAGTCCAGTTCGTCGCTTTTGTCCTCAGACCTTATCTTTCTCTCGTTCAGCTGATAACCCATCGCAGGGTTACACTCGTACCACAGATCCACATCATTGCAATCAGCCTTGTGTTCTGTCGACCACTCTGCCCAGCCTACATCGGTGAGCTTTCCAGCAAGACAATCTCTCCGCATCTTCGGAAATACAGTTCCCTTCGATACGAGAGTCGGCGGAGTACCGCACAGTATTATCTGCGGATTGTCCGAGTCAGACACGACATACTGCAGCGTGTTCTGTTGGTCATCGGTGTACTCCTGTGCCTCGTCCACGATAAGCGTGTCGAAACCTTCGCCAAGTCCACCGACGGAGGTCCTCGTTCTGAAGTCGACCGAGCCACCTGTGTCCAACAACTTGATACGTTCAAGCCCGAATTGCTTCGAATAGGTATAGGCTTTCTCATAGACCTCATCGCGGCTGATGCGCTGGATCTCTTCATAGCCCATATCCTTAAGCAGATTTGCAAGCCTTAACGATGCAGAGGATGACGTTGTCGTTCTGTGTGCTGTGTGGAGCGTTTTCCGTCCGGCAAACAGATCGTCAAGCTCTGCAATGGTTATGATCTCACCCTTACCGTTTCGTCTTGGTACTTCATAGCCAAACTTCATATGAGTGAACAGGCCATCATCGTTGACAGCACGGATGTCATAGATCATTGACTCCTGCCAGGGCTGCGGTTCGCGGCCTGTCTGCTTGTATAGATCAATCGCTCTCTCACCCAGTGTAACGGTGTAAGGAAGAACAACGGAGCTTGTGGGAGTCTGGCGCCCATACCTGACTTCCATCGTTTGCCTCCGTTATTTATTTCTCTTAGCTCTTCTCAATCTCTGGCCGAGCGTATCTGCTCTTGTGTTCCAGAGCACTCCAGAGCGGTCGATTTCACCCTTTGCCAGAGCAGTGATCCGCCCCTTTGCATCTTTACTCGGGAAGTATTCCACTCTGCAGCGGCAACCTTTATGCCGTGCGTATACGTTTCTTGGTTCCTTGCGGTATTCGTATTCTCCGGCAAGATCGTGACACCAGTCTGTATGCTTCGTGTCGTGACTCGGATAAGAACCCGACCACGTTCTGACGATTATCGGTCTTAGTCCAGCATCCGCTTGGAAATCTGCGTTGTACTTCACAATATCGTCCACCATCGTCAGTGCCAGAGTTGGCACGCCGTTGGCGATCACAACAGGAACGCTCTCCGGATCCGCGACAGCTATCTCGTAAGCAAGATCTCTGACCTTCGCTTTCGGATACTTCGTTTTCATCGGAGCGATGCCAACGTGTGCAGCATCGTTCAGGTTGCGTTGAGCTTGTTCTCCAATATCAGAGATGATACTGTGACCGGCTCTCATGTACGCATCGAGAAGTTCCTCTGAGTATCCACCAGCAAGAGTCGAAGCAATCTCATTTCCTGCGATCTCAGCGATTTTGCTGACCTCTTCATAAGTCCCTATTCCATCATCGAGGAGCCGTATCCATTCCCACACCTCCTCGTGCTTGTCTAACGCATCGAGCAACTGCTTTTTTGCTTTTTCTGCATCCATAAACACCTCCCTGCTTTAACCGGAGCAGTGCCGTAATAGTGTTATACGCCCATCAGATCCTTCAACTTCTCTTCGTCGAAGTAATCCGGGAACGATTGCTGGAGCTTCATTGCCGCGTCACCGATTCCCGACATTGCCGATGCATCCGGCTCGAATACCGGTTCCCATTTCGGCTTAGTCAAATAGAACTGCTGACGCTTGTATGTCTGATTGTCTCTGATGCAGGCGGCAAGGTACCCAGCGTTCAGGAAGCCCGAACCAAATGACCTCTGTGCCGCTCTCGCTTTAAGACGCAAATTTTCGTGTGATGCTTTGATAGCTTCGGAGCTTGACGGATTGGCAGTAGGAAATCCGAGGTCCTCCACCGTCAGCCCGGTCTCGCCAGCAAACAGGCTCGCAAACAGTTTGAGCTGTTCGAGGTGCGGAGTCTGCGTCTGCTGCTGGAACTGTCCGACAACAGGCCTGTCTCCGTCTTCGTCCTTTGTAATCTCGAGTACTGCGCTCATGGCAGCTGACCACTTATCGAGCGGGTCCTCGTCAGACGATGTACCAAGCACGTACTTTTGCGGTATGCTGTAAAACTCTGCGGATATCTCCGAACGCTTTACAGTACGCATCGCAGAGTCGGCAATACTCATACACGCTCTGCTGATGTGCGAATGTCCGAACGGCCTCATCGCATCAGGTCTGTTGATGATTGGGACCAGCAGAGGATAAGGTGCTTTGTGCTTATACGATGTCACTTCGCCCGTACTGGTCTCGATGTAGAACGTCTCGAACGGGACAAAATACGCTTCCTGCGTCGGCTGTCCATACTTATCCGTATCGAGTACTGCATAGCCTTCTGTGAGCATCCCTGTGATCGGGTCGATCTCTCCCGTTGCCCTTGAACCATCGAGCGCCTGGAGCCGTGGATATCCGTCTCCGTCCGGACTGATGTAAATGAAATCACAAGAGCTGATCAGCGCACCGAGTACCGCACTGGAATACAGCACATCAGGATTGTTCATTCCGTATATTTCATTGATGTTGAAATTGTCATTAGCAAACTCTCTGAAGACCAGTCGGTCTGCGAGTGAGTCCACTGCCTTCGCACACCATCCGAGACAGTTCATCCAGTTTCTCAGCTTCGGAGGCGTGCTGATCCGGAAGTCGATTGCCAGATGCTTCATCTCATAGTGGTTGTATCTGGTGTAGATCCTGCTTTGTTTGCTTCTCAGCTTTGCCCTTAAATAATCAATTCCGTAAATCATTATTTTTCTCCCATAATAGGAAATCGTATACAATCTGCGAGATATATGCCCAGTGACGGCGTGAAGGGCCGCCGAGGGTCTTCCGGGGGACATACACCCCCATATATAAAAACCGCGCAAGCCATTGAGCGAATGACGAACGCGGAAACCTTATCGGCAATTAATAAAAATATTTTTGATGCGTACAGTCCCATACAGAAACATGCACATTGTTTTCTTTTCAGTTTCGCCGGAGCGAAGCCCAATCAAACGTTGCAGGCAGCACCCTGTTCGATATGATCTGCGCCGCTCCTGTGTCCTGACGCTTGATCAGCTTGTCCGACTTTGCTCTGTTGCAGCAACGATGTGCAAGCTGAAGGTTGTCTATGTCGGAAGGGTGTCCACCTTTGGCCACCGGGATGATATGGTCCACGGTAGCACTCAGAGGGTGGGGTGCTTTCAGGCTGAAGTCCACCGGCTTCCCACAGATGGCACACACAGTTTGTGTCGCGAATATCCGCTTCTTATTCTTTTCAAACTGGGACCGATGCGGTCCTTCCTTGTCCGGTCTGTGCGCCATAACCTTCACCAACGCAAAAGACCGAGCCTGTGCCCGGTCCGTTGCGGTTAACCTTATGAATACTAAAAGGAGCCATGAAAACAAGAAGAGACCAGTTCCGGAGTTGCACCGAAATAAGACTGTTCTGATCATAACGCGGACCGATTCAAGTCCGCTGGAAGTTGACTTGATGTCTTCCGGTTGCTTACAACCTTTGACACTACCATTATATATTGTTGTTGACTCCACTACACTCCCCGCTTTGCCTGGGTGATAGTTGGGTGACATTTTCTCACCCTTTTCCGAAACGCTGTAACCATTGCAATCACTGGCTTTGCGGGTTTCTGTCCGTTGCCGGGGTGAGAAAGGTGAGTGTTTTTGAAATCCATTATATAAAACTACTTACAAAAAATTTTTTTCAATTTAAAAAGTATCACCTTTTTCACCCTTTTGGCTGAAACCGTTGAAATTTCAACGTTTTCCGGGGTGACTTTTTTGTCGAAAAACTCACCCTTTTTCTGCAAAGTACGGCTTTGTGTAACGGATAAAATATTATTGTAAATAAAAAAAGAGCCGGCTCAGTGCCGACTCAATTCGTCTTTATTAGAATGGTATTGCTTCTTGTACTGGTGTAAAGCCAGTTTCCTCAAGTGCCTCTTGTTGTTCCGGCAGTTTAAATCGTATGCCTCTGTATACTGGCGTTCCGTGCAGCGTCTTGAGCGTTATCCCGTGCGATGCTGCGCGGTCTTTGATGTTCTTCTTGTAGATCGCGGTCAGATCGTTTGCGTTGCAGTACCGTTCGTACTCTGCTTCCAGATCCGTTTTTCTAATGTATGATGCTTTGTCCTTTGTGACTTCGCAGCAATCATAGATGAACGAGTAGAATGTATCATATCTGCATCTGTACTCGGCCATAAGGTCATCGGAACTTTTGCATTTGCAAAGTTTGTTCTTGTTCTTGATGAAGTCTTTTAGTCCATCCAGCGCCCAGTTGAGGATCCCGCTCGCCTCGTTCTCAAGCTTGTCCCGAAGATAGATGTCTCGGTCCTGTTCCTCGATAACGTTACGACTGTGAATGAAGTTGAGACGTTCGCTCATGTGATCACCTTTGTCATCTTCGAACACGGGAAGATGGTTACACGATACCAGGATAACTCCTCTGAACTTATACATGAAGTGTTGCAATCCCTTCAGTTCTGCACTGATCGAGTCTCCGCCCGTCAACTGCTTGAAGGTCGAAGAGTCTTTAATCGATTCTTTTCCCTGATCTCCGACAACAACGAGACGCTTTCCCCAGCATCGGCCCGTTGCCCATCGGTCGTTGCTCATGTCCTGAAACGATACATTCGCGGTGTTGTCCTGTCCGAGTAAGTACGTCAATATATCACAATCAACAGACTTTCCCGTGTTGCCCTCGATGGAGTACTGAACGAATGCACCTTTGAGTCTGTATCCATAGATACTTGACAGAATGATGCCCGCCTTCATTCGGTCGAGTCTCAGCATTTCCTCGTCGAGGATCCCGTCTTCGTCTTTGCAATAATCGCGTTTAAAGTTCTCCCAGACCGGCGCCCTTGCTTTCGGATCATACTCGCAGGAGAGCTGCACCGTTGACAGCAGCTTCGGAGTGTGTGGTATCAGCTGAAACTCTGGGACGGTGATCAATCCGTTCTTTACGTTGATGTAACGTTCATCTGCGTTGATCTCATCGTACTCGACCGCCTTTGCTCTGACCACGATCATCTGCGAAGTCTGCCTGAGCGTTGATGGATTGCTGATGTACGGCGGAAGATATCTGTCTACCTCTGATTGTACTTCAGTATCAGAGCAAGCGTGATACACTCCGCCGCGATACCACAGGACTTGATCTGCTTTCGTTCCCGGATTCCTCGCAACGATGACGTGCTGCTGTTCCAGTATTGCATCCGCCAACAGAGACGGGTTGATCTTGCCCTTATCCGTTACCCACGAAGCGAAGACAGGATCCTCTTCTTTGATCAGCGCAAAGAGTTTGTCTCTGTCTCCATCTTCGTCTTGTATCCAGTCGGTGACGTCTCCGTGCTTGACTGCTGACGGTGTAACGACAGTAATTTTGAATACGGCACTTCTCAGATCTGCTGTAACCTTCTTTGCAAGATTCTGTCCGGGTGCGTCGTTGTCTGCGATGATCACGACGTCGTGCGCTCCGATGAAATGCTTCACGTACTGCTTCTTCCAATCCGATGTGCCGCCAGCCGTGACCGCTGTCAGTCCGAGCGCTTTCAGAGACTCGACATCCTTCTCGCCTTCAACGTAATAGATCGTCTTGCCCTGTTTGACGGCCTGTTTCAGCGCCATGACATTATACAGCTCGGCCTCAGATCCACCCTTGCCGGAAGTATACTCACCGTCTACAACTCTGCCGTAGCGGATCTCTTTGCCCTCGATGCCGTCGCCTTCGTAGCGCAGCTTGGAATAGAGATAGTTCCCATCCGCATCGGTGTATCTGTATTCGGCAACGAGGTTGATCTGCCACTTCTTCAGAGGCTTCTTCGGTTCGTCTTCTTTCGTTGGCATGATGTCGCTCCAAGTCTTACCGACCTCTGCCAGAATGTCAGCAGTTGCACACCCAGCATGACAGTGTAAAGCGATCTTATCCTCTTTCGAATCATACGCGATACTCAGACTCGCCTTCTTGTCATAGTGCGCAGGACACCGGCAGATGTACTGGTCCGGTGCGGTCTGCTTCACGTTTTTAAATGCTGCTAAGAATAGATTTATATTTTCAGCCATTGCTCAGTTTACTTCCAGTTATCTCGAAACAATTCTTTGATTAATTTTTGTGCAAGTTCGACTTGGTCTGTGTCAACTCCTTCCCGCAGTGGCGAATATCCGACATCACCATAAAAACAATTAAGCCAGTCATTGTTCAAAGTCGGATAGTCGTTAAACATATTTTCTTCAGCCTTACTGCATAAAGAGTTGATTTTATTTTCTATCGTTCTAAATTTGTCATAATCTTTCGCCTTCATGACACGACTACAAGCAATCCAGGTTTCGGATAAAACGCCCTTAAGCAATCGCATCCAAGCACCTGCTTTCTTATAGTCGTCAATCGTTCTGTGGTCCATCATTATTCAACATCCTTTCCGCAATCGCGAGCGCTCTCTCCCTAACCTTGAATATACCCGATTCGGAATAGATCAGGTTCTCTGCGATCTCACGCCACCCGAGCAGCTGCACGTATCGCTGGTAAAGGGCGACTCCCTCAATGCCCGGAATCCTATTGATAAAGTCTGTTATTTCCTCCAGCTTGATCTGAGCCTGTTCCTCTGCGTCGAGCCATTCTCGCGCCTTTTCTGCGAGTCTGATTGCCTGAGATTCTGTCCGCTTCGATACTCCCGTTCCGTGTGGCATACCGGGTTCACCGGATAAGGTCGAACCGATTGCGTCTATCCGCTCCGTCTCCAGTTCGTAATTCGCCCGTGCGCGATTGGCAGCGTAAAGTGCATATTCATATTGTTCAAGATACTCTGTTGCTTTAATCATTTTCATTTATTCCATGTAACCCATCCGTCCTGCTCGGTTGGATCCTGGGCAGGGACAGACTCGATTCTGATCGTGTAGCCGACTTGTACCTTTGTCAGGTATCCGCGCTTTCTCAGCTCGGTCAGCACATCATTCATATCCGCGTAGTCATTGCAACAAATAGTGTCGCCGACTTTAAGTTCGTTCCCCATTATCTCTGCACCTCTCACATAACTTCTGTTCATCTT